AATTACCGGATGAACATTTTGCAAAAACTTACGTTCGAAGTAGACAAATACCTGAAGCTATGTTTTCCAATCTGTATTATGCAGAAGAATTTAAAGATTTGGTAGATTCTTTTAATGTTGAAAGGGATTTGATTAAGGGTGATAAACGTCTAGTCATTCCGTTTCACGACAAAGAAGGAAACATCACTGGGTTTCAAGGAAGAGCATTAGGTCAGTCGAAGTTACGTTACATCACAATTAAACTACTGGACGATGGTCCACGCATGTTTGGTGTAGACCGTGTTGATGAAAACGAAATGATTTATGTTTTCGAAGGACCTATTGATTCGATGTTCATTAAGAATTCGGTGGCAGTTGCAAGTTCAGCTTTGCAATCAGCATCAGAGTATTTTGACAAGTCGAAATTGGTGTTGGTTTATGATAATGAACCAAGAAATAAAGAAATTGTAAATTTGATGGAGAAATCCATAGACAACCACTACAATGTGGTGATTTGGCCAGCAATGATTGAAGAGAAGGACGTTAACGATATGGTGTTAACAGGATTTGACATTGATGGATTACATGATATAATGGAGAAACACACTTTTGTGAATCTTAGAGCTAAAATGGAGTTTGTAAATTGGAAAAAAGTATGATTGAATTAAGTAGATATTATGGTGATAACAGAGAAACTAGAGTGTATCGTTCGAACAATAGTTTCTTCATTGAGTTGTATGTGGATAATATATTGGTTGAGGGTCGAACACTACCTTCAGATAGAACTTTTAATGAATTGTCTGCATATGCAGGAGATTATGCGGAAGATTGGGCCACTGGAGATATTCAATGAATGTAAGTTTAATATCATTTTCTCAGAATCCCGATGGAACTAGTTTGTTGGAACAAGTGGCATATGCTGCCAGAGTGTCTAATCCATCCAACCAGAACAACATGGAGACTGCGGAGAAGTTGGTGCGATATCTTATCAAAAACCAGCATTGGTCTCCGTTGGAGATGGTTTCCATCTGTTTAGAGATTGAGACAACCCGCGACATAGCACGACAAATTCTGCGACACAGGTCTTTCTCATTTCAGGAGTTTAGCCAACGGTATGCTAATGTTTCAGAACTTGGATTTGAGTACCGCGATGCCCGGATGCAAGATACTAAGAATCGTCAGAATAGCATTGAAACTGATGATGAGTATATTAAAGAACGATGGGCGGATGAACAATTGAGTGTTCGTATGCGTATTCAACAAGCGTATGAATGGGCCATCAATAATGGCATTGCCAAAGAACAAGCTCGTGCAGTTTTACCTGAAGGTATGACAAAATCTCGCATGTATATGAACGGAACTCTGCGTTCTTGGGTACACTACATAGTTCTCCGGACAGCAAACGGAACACAAAAAGAACACAGAGAAGTTGCTATGGCTTGCGCGAATACAATTGAAACTATCTTTCCAATGATTAAAGAATATATCAATGAATAGACGTAATAACACTCTTAAACACCAAATTTAAAACAATTCATTACGTAGGACAACTATATGAAAAAAGAACAAAGTAATACAATGGATATCACACAACAGATTCTTTCACAAATTACCATCTTTCAGAAATACGCAAAACACATTCCACATCTAGACCGTCGTGAAAACTGGTCGGACTTGTGTGAGCGCAACATGGCTATGCATATTGAAAAATATCCAATGTTGAAATCTGAAATTAAGCAAGTATATAAAGACTTTGTAATGACAAAGAAAAGTCTACCATCAATGCGGTCTATGCAATTCGCAGGACAACCAATTGATCTAAGTAACAATCGTATGTTCAACTGTGCTTATGTTGCAGCTGACCATCCTGCTGTATTTTGGGAAACTATGTTCCTGTTGCTTGGTGGTACCGGTGTAGGATACTCAGTACAGAAACAACATATTGCAGAATTACCAGTCGTTGTAGGACCTACCAGTAAACCCCGTAGGTTCCTGGTTGGAGACAGTATTGAAGGCTGGGCTGATGCAATTAAGGTTCTGGTACGTTCACACTTCGAAGGTAAATCGGATCCTTTGTTTGACTTCCGTGATATTCGTAAGAAGGGTGCTAAACTAGTCACTTCAGGTGGTAAAGCACCAGGTCCTGATCCTTTGCGTATTTGTATCGACCATCTTAGGTCTATTTTGAATAATGCAGTGGGTCGTAAGTTAACTTCCTTGGAAGTACATGATATGCAATGTCGGATTGCCGATGCTGTATTGGCTGGTGGTATTCGCCGGGCTGCAATGATTTCATTGTTCAGTGAAGATGACCTTGATATGCTTACTTGTAAGTCTGATTATAATGGTTTCCCATGGTACGAACAAAATCCTCAACGTGGCCGGGCCAATAATTCAGTGGTGTTGAAGCGTGGTACTGTAGGTAAGGAAGATTTCTTGGCACTTTGGAAAATGACTGAACGGTCCAAGGCGGGTGAACCTGGTATCTTCTGGACGAATGATTACAATATTGGTACTAATCCATGTGCAGAGATTTCATTGAAGTCTTGCAAGTTCTGTAATGTTACAGATGTGAACGTAGATAATGTCACAAGTCAACAGGACCTTAATGATAGAGTCAAGGCTGCATCATTCCTAGGTACATTGCAAGCAGGTTATACTAACTTCCATTATCTTCGTCCAATTTGGCGTGAAAACACTGAAAAAGATGCTTTGATCGGAGTTGGTCAAACAGGAGTAGGATCTGGTAAAGTATTGCAGTATGATCTAGTTGCTGCTGCTGAAATTGTTAATGCTGAAAATGAGCGTGTTGCAGCAATTATTGGAGTTAATAAGGCTGCAAGAACTACTACATTGAAGCCGGCTGGCACAACATCATTGGTTGTTGGCTCTGCTTCAGGCATTCATGCATGGCACAATGATTATTATGTTCGACGTATGCGTGTAGGTAAGAACGAAGCATTGTATACATATATGAACAATAACTTTCCAGACTTGATTGAAGATTGTGCATTTAAGCCACACTTAGAGGCCGTTATGAAATTCCCGCAAGCTGCACCAGTTGGATCAATGATTCGCACTGAACCAGCATTACAATTGCTGGAACGAGTTAAACGTTATAATATTGAATGGGTTGGTACAGGATATCGCAATGGTCCGAATCAACATAATGTGTCATGTACTATTTCCATCAAGGATGATGAATGGGACATGGTTGGTGAATGGATGTGGGACAATAAGGATCATTACACCGGCATTTCTGCTTTACCATATGATAATGGAACTTATATTCAAGCACCATTTACTGATAGCACGAAGGAAGAGTTTGATGAATTGATTAAATTCTTCCATGAGATTATGCTAGATCATGTACTTGAACATGATGATAACACCAATCTATCAGAGAACCTTGCGTGTTCTGGTGGAACATGTGAGATAGTATAAGGAGATAATATGTTGAAGATTTTGAGATTTACTGCAAGCTGGTGCGCTCCATGTAAATCACTAGCAAAAAACTTAGAGGAGGCCAATTTAGGCCTACCTATTGAAGTTGTTGATATTGATGTGTATGATGATGTTGCAATGGAATATGGAATTCGTTCTGTACCTACTCTAGTATTGATGGGTGAAAATAATACAGTAATACGACGAATCACTGGTGCAAAAACCGTTAGTGAGTTGCGTACCTGGTTTACAGAAGCTCCTATTCCGGTTTAACAGAAACCACTCTACACCTTATGGTGTGGAGTTTACTATAAGAAGAATAAAAATGAAAAATAAAATAGTTACTGGAGATTGTTTATCGTGTGAATCTACCTATTCAGTTGAATTTGTGGAAGAATTAACTTCCGAAGAATTACCAGAGTTTTGTCCGTTCTGTGGTGAACCCATCGAAGAATTATCCGAAGAATATATAGAGGATGATGACTTGGATGAAAAAGACTTGGAATGGGAATAACCTGGAAATATAATTTAGAAGAATTTACCGAAGACTTAATTGGTGATAATTATGGGTTCGTATACTTAATAACCAATCTTGCCAATGGTAGAAAATACATTGGTAAGAAATTATTCTGGTTCTCTAGAACCAAACAAGTAAAGGGAAAGAAAAAACGTATAAAAGTTGCATCAGATTGGCAAACTTATTACGGAAGTAGTGACGAACTGCAAAAAGATGTTATACTGCATGGTCAGGACAAGTTCTGCCGGCAAATATTACACCTTTGTAAATCCAAAGGCGAATGCAGTTACCTTGAAGCAAAGGAACAATTTTTCAATGCAGTCATGGAGAGTGATGAATATTACAATAGCTGGATTATGGTCCGAGTAAGAAAATCACATATTAAGGATTACAATGCTAGAAGAATTAAAGGGACTGTCGTTTGAAGAATGTGACACATACATGTTCTTACCCACAGAGAAAGACAATCAAATGTCTATACAAGGAAGTACATACAAAAATCCAGGAACAAAATTAGGCGGCACTTCTATGGGTGATTGTTATCACATCATTTTGTTTAAGGAAGGCGAGGATGGACCAATCCACTTAGATAAGTTCGAAGCAATTCTCGGTGCACCACTGGAATACATGTCTACACTCATTCCCAGCAACTGGTTTGGTATTATTTGCAAAAAAACAACAACTTCTGATCGTTTTGTTGACTCCGCATTTGACAACCTACGAAAAGTGTGTTAGAATACAGTTTTAATTAATGGAATTTATATGATTCTCGTTGACCTGAACCAAGTCCTGTTGGCCGGACTCATGGCTCAAATTTCAAGTCAAAAAGGTGTTAAGTTGGAAGAACATTTGATCCGACACCTAGTTTTAAATATTCTCCGGATGCACCTAAAGACGTTCCGTAACGAATATGGTGAAGTGGTGCTCTGTTGTGACAATCGTAAGTATTGGCGCAAGGAGATCTTTCCACACTATAAGGCTAGCCGTAAAAAGACTCGGGAAAAGTCTGCGTTGGATTGGCACCTGATTTTTGAACTTCTGAATAAGTTTAAACTGGAACTCAAAGAAAACTTCCCATACAAGGTTATTGAAGTTGAAGGCGCCGAAGCTGACGACATTATTGGTACACTTGTTCCTCGTCATGCAGCACACGAAAAGATTTTGATTCTGTCTTCGGACGGAGACTTTCTTCAGTTGCAACGTTGGGGTCCTAATGTTAAGCAATATAACCCCGCAATGAAGAAGTTCCTAAAGTCTTCTGATCCTGCTCGTGAATTGAAAGAGAAAATCATACGTGGAGATAAAGGAGATGGAATTCCAAACATCTATTCACCCGGTGATTGCTTTGTTAGAGATTTGCGTCAAAAGCCCATCACTAAAGGTATTTTAGAGAAATTGTTGGAGAAAAACTACAATGATTGGGAAGATGAATCTGCTCGAATTGGTTTTTCACGTAACCAAACACTTATCGACCTTACGTGTATACCTGGAGAGATTAAAGACAAAATCATAAATACTTACGAAGAAACGAAACCTGCACCAAAGCAGAAAATGCTGAATTATTTTATTGAGCATAAACTTAGAAATCTTATGGATGTTATTGGGGAATTTTAATGAAGAATATGTATGAAGTTTTTGATGAATTTGAATTGGCTACAAATCGTAAAGAGAAGATGCTTGTGATCGGTAAAAACCTGTCCAAGACATTAATTCAAGTTTTGGAATTAGCCTTCCATCCTCAATATCAATGGTTGCACCACGAAGTTCCAGCGGGATATGAAATTAAAAATATACCATCGGGAATGGGATATGCACAGTTGTCCGTTGAGATTCGTAAGTTGTATATGTTCCGTAAGGGTGATGCAACTGCTGAAAAGTTGACACCACATAAACGCACACAATTGTTGGTTGAATTTTTACAAAATCTAGAACCTAGAGAGGCTGAAGTAGTTATCGGCATTTTCAATAAAGATTTGGGTGTTCCTGGTTTAGATTATAGGTTTGTAAAAGAAGCCTTTCCTCACCTTTTGCCATAATATAGGAGTTAGTAAGTGGCCAAGCAAGTAGCAAAGTTTCGTAAAGATAGAGACTATCAAGATGATCATGGGTTTAAAACAAACACCTATGAAAAGAAACGAGAAAAACCGAAAAATATTGTCAGAACTTCGAAATATTTTGATCAGTATGAACCCGAAACACCTTTATACACGGAATTAAGCAGACGAAGAAAGTGATGTTGTTTTATTACAACAATTGACTTGACAAATATTGGAAACTCTGTATAATACACACATATTACACGGAGTTTTTATGTTTATTCATTGCACAGTACCAAAATCTAAGAAACGCAAAGTTCCTAAGGTTCAACAAGCACAATATGATGCTTGGCTAAAATCCATTGAGGATATGAAACCCAAATCATTGAGTAAATTTACCCACAACACTACAATTAGGAGTCCTGTTGTTACTGGAGTGTTTGTTCAACCCACTGAAAAAATTAAATCGTTAAATACAGGTTTAGGTTGGGCTGCAAAGCCTGCCGTAAAGATTTATACAGGTACTAAGGTAAAAGGCATTGCCACAATGCATAAATCGAATGCTGTGCCAGTGTTTTCAGACCAAGAGGCGATAGAAATTTCAAGTATGAGGCGATAATGAAGAATCTTAAATTTACAGTACAATTAAAACGTCCGTATTGCCGGACGCCGATAAAACCTATGCAAGTACATAAAAATGCCGCAAAGTATGCTCGGAAATCTAAACATGTAAGCAAGGAAGAAGGAATTTAATTATGAATGAGCAAAATACGATTAAAGATGTGCCGCAAATCAATTTTACCGCAGAATCATTGCAATTATTGGATACCGTTACACGAAAGTGGGCTGTTATGTCACAATTTGAACAGGATCTAGAAAATTATGAACTCCGAAAACAAGAATATCAATAATAAGACTTGGCAGGCATTTGTCGAAGATGCCGGCGATGGAACCGGTGACGGAATACTCACTATTCCACCGGAATTGCTTGAATTCAAAGGATGGACTGAAGGCACCATTTTAAAAATGGAACTGGTCGACGGTTGTTTGTACCTTGAAGAAGCAGAGTCGCAAGAAAACAACACTTGACTTGACAAACCTTACGTATGTGTTATAATAGACACATATTCTAAGGTAAATTATGGAACTACTTCAAACTAAATCACTCCTCGCCAAATTGATGGCGACCGAGAACCTCCACATCGAACAACGCAACGTTGGCACAGCATCTTTTGATGTGGAGAGTCGAATCCTTACTATTCCGGTTCTGGATAAGAAAATTTCAGCATTTGAGTATGATCTTTTCTTAGGACATGAAGTTGGACATGCACTTTACACACCACTTGACGGCCTGAATAAGGCTTTTGATCTGAAATTGTCAATGTCTGTGATGAATGTGCTTGAGGATTCACGCATCGAGCGTAAAATCAAGACAAAATATCCAGGAATTCGTCAATCCTTCATTCGCGCTTATAAGGAATTGGCTGCAAAAGACTTTTTCGGTACGGATGGTGTCGATTTGAACCAAATGAATTTCATTGACCGTGTAAATCTCTACTGCAAAATTGGTATTGACACCAATATTGTCTTCAGTGATGATGAAAAAGTCTTGCTTGACGAAATTGAAAGCACACAAACCTACGATGATGTTATCGAAGTGTGTAAAAAAGTCTCTCAGTACATGAAGGATGAGAAAAAAGAAAATCCTAAGCGGCCGGGAACTGGTGATCCTTTCGATTACGACGAAGAAGAGGATGAAGAAGATTCCGAAAAGGGCCGGTCAGAAGAATATGAGACCGGTGAAGGCGATGAGTCCGATGATGCGAAACAATCTTCAGAAGATGATGAATCTGATGATGAAAGTGAAGAGAGTGTGTCTGATTATGAAGATGATCAACAACACGGTGGTCGTGGACAAAGGGGTTCCAGTTCTTCCGAACCAGTCTCATACACCGATGAAGCATATCGTCAGAACGAGAGTCGCTTGTTTTCTGAAGATGCTCGTAAATTTTACTACGGTAATGTTCCCGATATTGATTTAGATGAAACGGTTGTAGACCATAAAGTTTTGTGGAAACGATATCATAAAGATGTTACAACATTTAAGGTTCTACATTACGGAAAAGATTCAACTTATGAGGGTACCGATGTTAAGGCCTTCCAGAAATTGAGAGAAGATTCCAAGAAAGTTGTATCT